AACAATAATCGTTTATAGGACTCCATCCTCCTCCTAAATAAATTAAACTCTGTGCGTCTATACAATTTGTACAAACACTAAAACTACTACCGTTCCAATACCTTCTAACTGTGTTGTCTGTGTTTAATGAGTAAAAACCTGTTGGAGCTGCTACCGTACAATCAGCATAAGTATATAAATTAGTTAAATTACAGAAGTTTGTTTGTGTTTGACTTAAACTTGCACCATTACCATAATAAAACCCAATAGTAGAAGCTGATTCACAAACATTACTTGTAGTTGAGTATCTTAAAGAAAATAAAGATTTATCTACTAAACAAGGATCTGTAGTAACTGGGTTTGTACAAGTAGTACACCCTGTACCTTCTGCATTTCCTACAGTTATTCCATTATTACTTGCCCAAGTACTTTCAAACGTTGTTGAAGATGCATAGTAACAGTTATTGCTTATTGTTACATAACTTCCTGTGCTAGTACTTCCTGTTGTATATGTATCTCTTGATCTTATATATATTGTTTGTCCTGCTACGTTTGTGTTTGGACATCCTGTTACTACGTAATAATTATAAACTATTAATTGTATTTCTCCTGCTGGGAACACACTGTTTTGTGTTGCATCAGCTGTATATGTTCCTCCTACATTATTTGCTGATAATGGTGTTCCTACCCATTCAAACCCAGAGTTAAGTGTTATGGTAGTTGAAAAATTAAATACAGTTCCACTGTTTTGTGTTTTTTGTGTACCATTTAAATCACCCCCTAATGTAAATCCATTAGAAGCTGGTGAATATCCTGTACCTACTATATTACTTGTATCTACTGCTAATGTTACTGTAACAAGTGACTGCGTTACAAATGTTACTGTATGTACGTCTTGTGCTGTTACACTTCCATCTGAAGCTGTTACTCTATAAGTATAACTTCCAGCACTTGACTCATTAGCATCATAGAAACTATTTGTCTCTCCAGATTCATCTACAAAAGTAGACCCTCCATCTGTTGATCTTGCCCATTGATAACTTGTAGGTGTAAATCCTGTTGCAGAAGTATTTAATCTAGCATTTGTATTTACAGTTTGTTGAGTAGGTCCTGATATTGTAATAAAATCTGTTGTTGTTTGAACTGCTCCTGATAATGTTGTGTTTACAGTTATATTTGATGTACCTACTGTTCCTGTTGCATTTTGTATTGATGGACCTGAAGTAAATTCATAACCAGAGTTTGGACTTACTAAAGTATTAAATGAATAAGTTTGACCTTCTTGTAATTCTACAAAATCACCACTTTGATCTCCTGTTATATTATATCCTGCAGCATTACCTGTAATATTATTTACAACATTTAATGTTATCTTATATGTTTTTGGTGTCCAAAGAACAGTGTGTGTATCTGGAAATTCTGCACTATCATCACTATCTGTAGCTGTACAAGTATATGTTACGTTTCCTGTACCTGCATTTGTTATTGTTATACTAGATGTTGTTTCTCCTGCTGCTTCACCACCTGCCCATAAGTAACTAGCAGTTCCTATAAAGTTGTTTGCAGTTGCTACTAGAGTTATATCATTGGTTTGTTGTGCAGTAAGAGGTCCTGTAATTGTTAGAGTTCTACCTACATCACAAGTTTTATCAGCAGTAGGTGTTAAACTATCTACAGTACAAAAACTAGAATCTGCTGTACATTCTTCACAAACTTCACTAGGATCTTGCGTTGTAGTTGGATCTATAGGATCTGAACCACCCACAGAAACAGTAACTGCATTTATTAATTCAATCTTACTTCTTCCTGTACTAAAATCTGTTTCTATTTCATTAATAGTATAGTTTCTGTCTGTTATAGCTATGGTGTCTGCAAGAATAAACTCTTGTAGCATTTTCATAGGTAAATAAGCGTACACTGTAGTTAGTCTTCTATTGTTTTGAAATACTTGTGAAATATAGTTTTGATAATAAACCTTAAATAGAGTGTCTTCAAATTGATTAGTTAGAGTAAACTCATTTATCTCGTTTCTAAAATTTATATTTGCTTCACTTACAGTATTATCTAATTGCATACTGTTAGATGGAACAAAGTAACTTGATATATCATTAAAATTAGTTCCTTCTACATCTGGACTTCCTGAATTTTCTGTAATTAAAAATCTTATTTCAGTTTGTGTGCTTGTTGGTTTTTTAGCATAAAAAATTAATGGCTTACCATAATAAGCAGTATTGTTATCATTTACAAACCATCCTACTTGAGGATCTAAATTAGTTCCATCACCATTTAGCTTCTCATACTTCATGTGTTCAAAAGGAAGCTCTACTACATATGTTTCTGGGTTTGCATCATAATAATCATCACCTCTATATTCTTCTGTTCCCCAACTTATGTTTGATAATTGTTCATGTTGCTTTGCTAACTTTGTTTCTAATCCTTCGTATTTAAATTCTACTTCTTTATAAGGCAATGCTACATCCACACTAGACTGTGATGTATCAACGTGCTCTGTAATGTCCCATACAGTATCAGAGTCGTTATAATATTCATCTAATGTTTTTACTATAATAATACCATTATCTGTATATGCAGTTAAATTAAACATCTTAAATAAACCAGTTAAAAAGTCTATTACTTTCATCTCTGGTATTTGTTCTGATATTATAAATTCTCTTGTATTGTCAAATGTATATGTGCTTGTTAAAGGATATTCTGCTGTAGAGTCTGGATAGTATGTTAAATCAACATCCCATTGTGTATCTGTGGTTAAGTTAAAAGTTGATGCATCAGATTTTATAAACACTGTATATGTACCATTATCTAAATAACCACTTAACGTAATAGATGTATTATTAGTTATAGATCTTTGATTGTATTCTATACCATCTTTTTTAATAATTACTGTTCCTGTAATATTAGTAGATGCTACAATAGTTAAAGAATACTGAACAAGACCTGTTGCTCCTTGTACAATTAACCTATCTGACTCGCTTCTAACATGTGGTAGTTCTGAAAACCTATCTATAAAAAACCCTGTTACTTGTTTACTTACTTCTACTGATTCATATGCTTTTCCTTTTTTTCTATGAAGCCATAAGTAAAGATCATAATAAGGGTTGTTAGTGTTGTTAAAGAAATCATTACTAAACGTTAAACCATACTTATCTTCTACAGCTCTAATGATAGCATCTATCTTTATTGCATATTTTAACTCTTCCCAATACACACCTTGATGTGATGTTCCACTTGGATATAAGTTACCTCCATCAGCATCTGGATAGTCTGCTGTATCAGAAGTATCATAATAAAGTCTTGTAGTGTGTGATATTAATGGTGCTACAAGTCCAAGAGGATAAACTATATCTGTCGTTCTATCTGGATGAGAATACGTTACACTTGTACCTGTTCCTTTTAATCTGTTTTCTACTGTAGCTGCGTTATATGTAGTGTCAAAACTAGTTAAATCTAATGAGCTTAAATCATCATCACCTAATAAGTCTTTTAAGTCAATAGTATTTCCAAAGAATGTTATTCTATAGCTTGTTGGTTCTCCATCTACTAAATCTACTCCGTTTAGTTTTACCTTTCCTATTTTAAAAGGTCTTGTATTGAGTTCTAATGTTGCATCTTTTTTTAGTCTTGCATCAAATCCATCTACAATAGAATAATTATAATAATGCTGAAATATCTTGTTGTTTGTTTTAGATGCTGGTATGTTGAAAGTTCTAGTAAAGTCTACAAATATTTTAGATATGTCTTTTACATTCTGTATTGACTGTATAACATTAATAGATTCATCCTCAAACAAATCTACTCTTGTTCCTTCTATATATAATTGCAGAACTGCTTTCATTATCTTACTCTGTCTATGTGATCGTGAGCATGCTCAACCTCTATTGTATAATTAACTAACTTATCATTTACACTTGTTTTTAATGTCAATGAGTTTGTTGAAATATCTATTGGGTGATATTCATTACCCATCTTCATCCATACTTGTTCTGAAAACATTAATTGTTTTATAGCTTCATTCATTCCTTCATCTATATATCCAGTGTTTAATGTCATTCTCTCTCTACCTGTTTTTATTAATGTTCTATATTGATGTGCGTATTTAGAATATGTCCCTGTTGTCGATAAGTTGTTGTTTTTATACTTTTTAACTTCTGTGCTTATTGTTTCTACATGTTTCTTATCGAAGTATATGTCTTGTAATGCTCCATACTTGTTTACGAAAGTTACTTTTATAGGCATGTATTTAGAGCAATCTGTTCTTTTAATTGTTATTGTTGTTGCTGGACTTCCTACAGCTACACTTGTTGTAGTTCCTGTAAAAGCATTATATACTATAGTTCCTGATGATAGCACTGGTATAAACCCTCCAGTTCCTTCTGGAACATACATAATGGTATTATCTTGCATTACACAAGATCCATCTCCAGAACAAAAGCTTTTAGTATTAGATGTATTATAATAATCCCAATATCCATCAAAACCTACGTGTGTAAAGTTTATAGATAATCCAACTTGAGATCCTGTTGCATTAACTCCATCATAAAAAAATATCTCTCCTGATATATTTATCTTTTGAGCTTGATAACTTCCTGCGAAAGTAATATCTAAATAATCTTTTGCAAGTTCTGCTATTTCAAATAACACTGTTTCAGTAGGAGTGTCTTTTATTATTGTATATCTAGTTACACCTTCTATCTGAAGTACAAGCTTTGCAGATGATGCTCCAGTTCGTGGGTGATATTCGTAATAAGGACTCCTTAATAATATATTTGCCATGTTCTATTGTTTTATTGTATAATCTATAAATTCTTCTACATCTAATCCGTATGCTTCTAGTAATTCTTGTGGTAATCTTTTAAATCCTTTCTCAAAAGGTTTAGTAAAAAACAAACTTGCTTTTATTCCTTTATTCCATATTGACCTAGAAATAACATATGCTGTAGATTCATAACTAGTAAATTTTCCTTGTTTATCTCTGAATTGAAATCTTCTTGCTTCTACCCACTTCTTTATACCTCCTGATAACCCACCTTTCTTTCCAGTACCTGTTCCAAACTTAAATGGACTATTAGTGCTTTCAGGGTATGTGCTTGTTGCTCCTTTAACCCCTTGATCTTGGAACTTACCATAATCTTCCATCTCAAACTTTAATCTAAACGAGTTAGGCATAACATCTACTATCCCTTTTAGAGAATTGTAAAGCTGTTTAGAAACATTCTTATTCTTTTTAGTTAGATTAGCTCTAGACTGTTGAATTACATAATCCTTAAATGCTTCTAATGCTTTTCTTGTATTCTCGTTGTTTAGCATATCGTCATATCGTTTTGTATCTGTACATCAAATGTTGCTACCCATCCAGCTAACTTGTTTTCAAATCTATCTACAAAAGGCTCACAAGTAACATCTGTATCTACTTGATATTTGTCTGAATATAAATCTCCTCTTTGTAATAATGCCATTAGTCTATCTAATATCCCTAGTTGTGTGTTTAGCACATCTTGCTCATTGTCATTACCTAAAAACAAATCTGTTGTTTCTTCTTTGTTTATGTCTACTATATCCATACACATAACAGAAATATTAAACGTAAGTATTTTAGTGTTTATTGTACATTGATTTACCATTACATGTGATAAAGGAAATATAGTCTGTTTATTAAGATCTATATTGTCAAAGCTTCCATATGATACATTGTTTACAAATGGTTCTGCTTCTAGTGTTTCTTTTATCTTATTTGTTATGTTATAAAATCCTGTCATCTTGTTTTCTGTTTAATTAAATTTTTCTCTGTCTGTAATTTGTCTTGCTCATATGCTAAATAAAATAATGATGAATGTACATTTAATTCACTGACAGATTCAAGTTTGGTTGCATCTCCTCCAGCCAATCTATATAGCGAGTTATACCATCCCCACTTCCTAGCAAATCCTCCCTCTGCTGAATAGTCATCCCCTTGATCGCCTCTTGATTCAAAGATTTCAGGATAGTTTTCAGTAATTCGTTCTTTAAATTGTAAAAAAAAAGTATAGAACCCATAACTATATCAAGTGGCATCTGTTTATATTTTTCAGAATCTTCTGATCCTTTATAGTCTTCTATGATGTATTTGTCTTTTAGTGTGTCTTTTATTGGTCTGTATAATACTGCCATAGCTTTGTGCATGTTGCTCCAGTCTCCTAGCGTAGTATCAAGATCTATATATTCTCCTAAAGTTATTTTGTCTAAATCTGGAACAAAGCCATAAGCTATTCCATCCATTGTAAAAGTAGGTACAAGTTTAGCGTCTTTATTAAATAAGTCATTAATGATTCTTACAACTTCCATTACACTATTAAACTGTACCTTAATAACATTCTGGAGATCAAGATTACAGAAGATTTCTACTGTCTTGTGTAATAAGAAATTAGAGTTCTGATTAGCATCTGTATTTATCTTATGGTACTTCTGGTATTGTTCTAAACTAATCTCTCTTAAAGATTCTGGAACTTGTATCTTAACTTTCATATTATAACAATAACTTATTCAGTTTTTTGTATAAAAAAAGAGGACCATTTCTGATCCTCTCAAACTAATTAACATTAAAAAAAATTATTAACTACTATTATCTCTTTTTATTCTCATCTCTCTTTGTATTGCATCATGAGCTCTATCATATGCCCATTCATATACTTCTGCTATTTTATGTTCTAATTCTTTTGTTCCTTGTGAGAACACTTCTGTTCCTTTTTTAATTTGTCCTTTATAATCTAGTACAAGTATTACAGATGGTTTCTTTCCTATTCTTGTTGGTTCACGATAAACTCTTATATCATTATCAATACACCATTTGAAGATCTTCATCTCCTTCTCGTACTGTTCCCTTGTTTTTAGATTCATTTGACTTTTTTTTCTCAATTGTTTTTTCAAGCCTACTAACAGCTCTATTTAAAGGCATACATATATATATAGATTCATTTGTTGATAAATCTTGTGATCTAAATATTTTAGACTCTAATTTATCTAATTCTTTTTTAATATCCTCTAATGACATAAAATAAAAAGTGTGTTAGCATTATCATCCAGAATGTAAGTTGAGGAAATCCCCAGCATAGGTATTTAACTATGTCTCTCTGTAGGTTTTTGTCTACAGGCATATTAATGTCTTGTTGTGTTGCTTTGTATACTGTCTTCATTATGGTAGGTAATAAGTTAATGTTCCTATAATTCCTAATATAATAAATATTACTGTGTAAGTAATAAAAGCCCACTTAATCATTTCTTTTGTTTTCATTTCTTTGTTTCTAAAAAGATGCTGCCCATTCACACTAGACTTACTAAATTCCTCACTAGGATCATAATCCATTGTTGATATCGGTTTTAGTGTTTTTATGTTACTACGGGTTATCAGCATCTGTATTGTTATTATATATTAACGATTTCTAAATTTAAACCTCTGTTTATGTATCTATCTAAAAACCATTCTATTTCTGTTTGACAGACTTGAACATTAATTCCTAGAGTTGAACAATATACATGATAGCTGTTTTTGTTATCAGGTTTATTTAGTTCTATTATATGTGTTTTTTTCATTGTTATTTGTTTTAATTATGAAGCTAATATATAAACATTTTTTAAACAATCCAAATATATTGTTAATTATTTTTACCAAATGTGATATTCTCCTTTATTAGGATCTTGTAATTGAGATGTTAATGCATATCTAGCTGCATCAATACTATGGTCTCCAGACATAGGGTTAGGCTTTTGTAGTGTGTTACCTTGCTTGTCTTTCATCCAGACATAACCCTGAAGCTCTTTAATTAAGTACTTTGATCTTTGTGTAACAAATATATTGTTTTGGTTTATAAGGTTAATACCATACACTATACTATCTCTACCTTTTGTAACTGGGAATACTTGATGTCCATATGTATTTAACTCTGCTATTGATTTAGGCTCTGCACTATCTGCCCATAAGCTTCCTAGTATCTGATTGTTTTTTAAGTATTGACTTATGTGTGAGTTTAACATTCCTTTTCTATAGAGTACTTCATCAAATATGTATGCATCATCTAGTTTGTATAGTGCTACTAATGCTGCTTCGTCAACGGAGTAACCAAAGTCTAATCCATGACATAATAACCTAGCATGAGGTGGTATTACATCTATTTGTTTCCAATCAGGAATACAAGCTCCTTCAAGTGTACCTATCTCACCTAGCCCATAAACCCTCCACCAATTAGCCCAATAAGAGCTTTTAGAAGCCTTTAGACGAGCTTTCTCTATTTCTTTGATAATACTATCAGGAAGTTCATTATTGTCCTTGTAAGTTAATGTAATGAAGTTTGTATCTTCTGTGTTGATTAATTCTTTATCTACCCAGAATAAATTAGTAGGGTTATAATCAAGCCAAATATCTCCAGAGGTTCTTATTGATAGTTGCTGGTAAGCTTCAAAGCTAACATTGTTACACTCATTAATAAATAGATCTGTTCTTCT